GAAATTCTGGGCGGACACAGTCGGGATCTATATCAAGATTGAGGAATTGCCATGAAGATTGACTACATAGATTTCTTTAGCAGAGTCGTTCCAGAGTGGATGGCGCGCAGCAATCAGAAAAGCCAAGAGGTTGGATTCGGAACAGATGCCTATTGGCTCTGGGCGGTGTCGTCAATCGGAGAGATTTGCAAACAATACAATGATGATGAGCTGGTGACGGAGCAGTTTGGTCTGCTCTTTAACTGGCTAGAAAAGCAAGCAGGATAAACCATGAAATACAACAAACAAATAATGATTGACGGATTGAAGAGGTCAATCAAGCAAACGGAGGCAAGAATAGTAGAATTGTCTAAGCCCTGTGTAAAATCACTTGCATTCAGCAGGTCAGAAGAACGTGACTTACTGAAAAAGCGAGTGAAGAAAATGAAAGAACAGTTGAAGGAGTTAGAAGATGAATAAGCAGGATGAGCAGGAATTGAGGACGAATAAACAAGAATTAATTTCTAAATATGAGCTGATTAAAAATAGCTATAATTTTAATGTTGTAGCAACAGACGGTATAATAAGCGATTTGAAACGTTTAGACGAACCAGAAAAAGTCACAATCCCGCAGTTTGTGGCGGGTTGGATTGAGTATTGTAAATTTACTCACGTTAATTTGCAATACGCTTTGGTTGTTGGTGATGTATATTTTTACAACTACGCAAATCAAAAAGATTTTTCAAAACTAAAAGAATTTTTAGAAACAGAAAATAACCAAGTAACCTTCGCTCGTGCATGGCTGGACGGTTACACAATCGAGAAAGAGAAGCGGTATTTGGTGAAGATAAAAGCAACTGGTCAATGTTTAGGAAGATATTATCTAAATAACGAAATACTATATCCAAAATTCATCTACACAGGACGAAACGCAGATGATTTCACCCGCAAAGAACTCGAAGAAGCCAACTTCGGCTGGGTGTTTGATTGCGAAGGGATTGAGATTGAGGAGGTAACGGATTGAAATGAAGAAAAAGCATATCTAAAGCCACTAGACAAAAAGTCCTAGATAAGTACGGTGGTCACTGTGCTTATTGTGGAAAGGTTTTGGACTTGAAAAGTTTGAGAGTGGATCATTTGTATCCTCACTATCGAGGCGGAGAGGATAGTTTTGAAAATTATATGCCTGCTTGCTATCAATGCAATTTCTACAAATCTACTTTTCTGTTAGATGAATTCAGGGAGCAGATGTCTACTTTGCACGAAAGAATCACCAAGCCATTCATAGCAAGGCTTGGGTTAGATTATGGAATCATTAAAATTGAACCATTCGACGGAACGTTTTATTTTGAGGAGGAACACGAAAATTGAAAAGATTTATCGCAATATGGATGTTATTGTCCGCTGGATTGAATATTTGGCAGATGGGCAGGATTGCAGAACTAAAAAAGAAGAATCCGATGGTTATCTATAAAGCTGATAATCAAGGCGCCGAAATCAAAGGTAGAGTCGTCGAGAAAGGACGACATGGCAAGCTATACACGCTTACGATTCGTGATTACGGCATTTTCGTAGTCACGAAGGAAGTGTTTGATAATGTGAAAGTTGGAGATGAGGTGATGCTATGACGTTCGTGGAACACAATAACCGCGAGAAAGCCAATAAATTTGCCGAGTACGTGACTGGTAAGCCTTTGCGCGAATACTTAGCTAAAAAAGCAAAGCAATATTGCGGTGAAAATATATCCGTCTTCGATGGAGCTGCAGGCTCCGGGCAACTAGAACAGTTTATCAGTATGACCGATTTTCATGCGGTAGAAATTCAGCAGGAAAGTTGCGAAGCATTGAAAACAAATTTCCCTCACGCAGTCGTTCATAATCAGAGTTTCTTTACATATCAATCAGATGTACAAGTAGATGCAATTGCAATGAATCCGCCTTACTCTCTGAAATTGAAAGATTTACCAGAAGAGGATCAACAGGCTATTAAAGAACTATACCCTTGGAAAAAATCAGGTGTTGTTGATGATATTTTTCTGTTGAAGTCGCTGACTTATACGAAGCGATACGGATTCTATATCATGTTCCCTGGAATTGCATACCGTCAATCTGAAAAGAAGATGCGGGAATTGGTTGGTAATAATCTTGTTGAGTTGAATGAGATTCAAAACGGATTTGAAGACACATCTATCAATGTGATTTTCTTAGTCATTGACAAAGAAAAAAACAGTCCTGAAATTTCAAAAGAGATTTATGACTGTAAGACCCAAAAGATTGAATATCAAGAATCTGATACATTAGATTCAGATTTTAGCTGGGTAATACCTAAGAAACCAGTCGAGAAAGAAGAAATAGACATTGACCAAGTAAATGCTGAATTAGACCAGATGGCAATTGATCATCTTGAAAAACATTTAGCAAGTCAATTGATATTGATTCAGTTTTTCAACGAAGATATTGATTTAAAATCTTTCATAACGAGATGCCATAAGGTTTTAGATGATTACTTGTTGATGTACAATTTTGCAGTAGGATTAGAATGAAACCGGATAAGATAACAAAGTATGGATTACTAGACGTTTGTGACTTAATTCCAGGTACCAGAACGAAAGCGACAGATGGATCTTATTTTATCTATGGTGCTGGTATGAATGCAAAGGGAACTACAGATAAATTCAATTGTGAGAGCGACACAATCCGCTTGACTCGTAAGGGTACTGTTGGTGCAGTTTATTTTCATCGAGATCCATTTTGGATGGAAGAGGCTAGCTTTAAAGTTGAACCAAAAGAAATGATAGATAAGCGATATTTATTTCACTGGCTGTTGATGAAGCGTGAAGAAATAGAGCAGTACGCAGACGGAGATAATCAACCAGGTTTATCAGTAGCTAGATTGTCAAAATTAACGATTGACGTCCCTGATATGAAATATCAGTTAAAGGTTGTTAAGTTGTTGGATGAAATGAGTGCAGACTTGGAATTTTTTATAGACAATATCACACAAATTAAAATGAACCAAAGCAAGATTTTTAGTTACTATAACGAGAAAATCGGAACAGTTTTAGAAAGAGAAATAAATGGATAACAAGCTAGATTGTGAAGATTGTAAACAGTTTTTCTTTTTGAAAGACAAGTTAGATTATGATTGTGTATTTCAAAATGGTATTTGTAGTGATTGCTTAGTAAAAAGAATTGAACACGGAGAGGAGTGGTAGACTATGAAGTGTGAGTATGCTTTGTACGAAGGTGATAAATTTGTGACATTAGGGACAATTGAAGAAATTAGTCAGGAAACCGGGATTGAAGAAAAGAAATTGAGGTATCACACTAGACCGTCTCTTAGAAAACGATACAAAAACGGACTTGCTGTTATTAAAATTGAGGAGGTAAAAGAATGAAGCCAGAAAAAATTGATAACGTAAACAAACCAAGCCATTACCAAGGCTCAAAAGGTCTTGAAAGTATTGAAGTGATTGATAACTTTATTGGCAATCTGCCAGGGAAGGCAGCGTGGTGCTGGGGCAATGCTATCAAGTATCTATTGCGTTTCCAAAAGAAGAACGGTCTTGAGGATTTGAAGAAAGCACGCAAGAACCTTGATTGGCTTATCGAGGAGATGGAGAATGGGCAGAAACAATCGAGAATATGCTCTGTATGACGGCGAAAAGTTCATCGCTTGCGGGACGATTAAGCAAATCTGTCAAGAGACTGGATTGAAGAAAGGAACCTTGTCGTTTTACAAGTCGCAAAAGTACAGAGATAGACTTAAAAATCCAGATGAAGGAATGATTTTAATTGAAATCGAGGAGGATGAATGACGATAAATATCAAGCAACGATTGAAAGCATTACAATACATTGATATCAAAGCGAAGTCAAAGCATCAGGAAATTATCAGCTTGAAGTCAGGCATTTTACGAGGACAGCAGTTCGACAACATGCCGAAATCAAAAGGTAACACGAACCATTCTGAGGAATTGAATATTTCGATTATCGTTAAGTCAGACGAATTGTATCGAGAAATTCAATCTCTATACAAGGAGCGTGATGACCTTGTAAGAGCTATTGAGTCACTCGATGACCCAGTAGAGAACATTGTCATGCGACTACTCTATATTGACGGCCTTTCGTGGAAACAGGTCGAAAGAAAGCTGCGGTGCAGTCCTGCGACCATACAGAGAGCGAGAGATAAAGCGATAGCTAAATTAGTTAAAATATTTGATAGTAACGATAGTAAATGATAATTACAAAGTGATATTATTGTATTGTCAGCAGTACGTGAAGCGGACTGATGTCTCCTTTAATAATTTTTTGTAACGGCATCAGGGACAAGCCAGTGATTTCCTCTTAGTCTTTTTGAGTTCGGTCTCTGATGTCGTTATTTTTAGGCTTTTAGTGTAGCGGTAACACAGCAGTCTCCAAAACTGTTATCGTGGGTTCGATTCCTGCAAAGTCTGTGAGAGGTCTTGCATTAAGTCACACATTAGTGTGGCTTTTTGGTTTTTTGAATGGAGGTGATGGAAAATCGCTAAACTAACTTTAAAACAACAGAGATTTGCTGATGAGTACATCATCAGTGGGAATGCGACGGATGCTGCTATCAAAGCTGGCTATGCTAGGAGGTCGGCCGGCCAGATAGGTGAGCAGAACTTGAAAAAACTTGAAATTAAGAAATACATTGACGAAAGGCTGGCTCAGCTTGCGTCTGAGAATATTGCAACGCAAGAAGAGGTCCTGAGTTATCTAACTTCGGTGATGCGAGGGGAGACACAAGAGCAGACCTTGATAAGCATTGGAGAGTTAGGTCAGACGATTACGGATATAGATGTTGGTGCTAAAGATAGAATTAAGGCGGCTGAATTACTTGGTAAGCGTCATAGGCTTTGGACAGACAAGGTAGAGGCTGATGTCTCTGGAACGGTGGTGTTTTCGAATGAGTCAGACATACCAGATTAAGCAGGACGATATTGTCGTTGACTTGCCCAAGACAGTAGGTGCTGGATATGGTAAGTTCTGGCGCTCGAGAAATCTTTATCGAGTTGTCAAGGGTTCCCGTGGTTCGAAGAAGTCAAAGACGACTGCTTTGAACTATGTTATCCGTCTCTTGAAATATCCTTGGGCTAATTTACTTGTTATTCGTAGGTATTCAAATACGAACAAGCAATCAACCTATACGGATTTTAAGTGGGCAGCCAACCAGCTAAAGGTCGCTCATAAATTCAAATTCAATGAGTCTTTACCCGAAATCACAGTCAAAGAGACGGGCCAAAAGATTTTGTTTCGTGGTCTGGACGATGAGCTCAAAATCACATCTATCACAGTTGATGTGGGGATTCTTTGCTGGGCATGGTTCGAGGAAGCGTATCAAATCGAAACTGAAGATAAGTTTAGTACAGTTGTTGAGTCTATTCGTGGTAGTTTAGACGTACCTGATTTCTTTAAACAAATCACGGTCACATTCAACCCGTGGAACGAGAGGCACTGGCTCAAACGTGTCTTTTTTGATAAAGAGACTCAGCGAGCCGATACATTCGCTACTACGACCACCTATCGATGCAATGAGTGGCTGGACGAAGTCGATATCAAGCGCTATGAGGATTTGTATCATACGAACCCCAGACGGGCGAGAATCGTTTGTGACGGCGAATGGGGAGTTGCTGAAGGTTTAATCTACAACAACGTGACTATCAAAGACTTTGACAAAGATGAGTTGCTGCAAAACCCTGCTAACAAGTTATGCATTGGTCTTGACTTTGGTTTCACTCACGATCCAACAGCATTGTGTTGTTCGCTGATAAATGACACGACGAAAGAAATACACATCTTTGACGAAGCGTACAGAGTTGGTCTGATAACCAAGGAAGTCGCTAAGATGATAAAGGATAAAGGTTATCATCGCTCGACAATCATCGCGGATAGCGCAGAGTCGCGATTGATTGAGGAGCTCAGGTCAGAACACGGGATATCTCGAATCAAAGAGAGTAGGAAAGGAAAGGATAGTATCATGGCAGGCGTATCCAAGCTACAAGGATACGCTATTTATGTGCATCCGAGTTGTGAGCATATCATGGATGAATTTTATAGTTATTGCTATCAACGAGACAAAGAGGGCAATTGGTTGAACAAACCAGAAGATAAGAACAACCACTTGATGGACGCGCTGCGATATAGCCTTCAATGTATCGAAGGTGGGAAAGCAACCGTCCGCAGACGTTCACAATACGGTTTATAGAAAGGAATTAAATGTATCAGATTTTAACTTATCCACGAGACGAATACGATGAAACAGCTTTGAGTAAGGGATTGATTTACAAGCTGATCCAGAAACACACGCAAGAACGCCAGCGCTTGAAGAAACTTAAAAGCTACTACATGGGCGAGCATGCTATTTTAAACCACAAAAGACGGAATAAGAATGCTCCAAACTTTAAAACAGTAGCCAATCACGCTAAGGATATCGCAGACACGTCTACTGGCTATTTCATGGGCAATCCTATCAAGTATAACAACACGGCTGAGAGCGACATTGAGCCCTTGCTTGTAGCTTTTGACGGTGCTGAAATCGACCAAGTGGATGCGCAGAATGCTTTGAATATGGCCATCTATGGTCGTGCTTACGAGTACATCTATGCGAAAGAGGAATTGACTGAACTTGATTCGACTAGTGTAGATCCTGAGAATGTATTCCTGGTTTACGATGACAGCATTGAACGCAAAGCGCTTTTTGCCGTCTATTACTATGAAATCAAAGATGATACGAAAGATGCGACTAAGTATCAAGCTGAAGTCTTTACTCAAAATCTGCACTACCACATCGTGCTGCGTGATTCTAGTATGGGGACTACACGAAACGAGCAGGTGGAACCTCACAATCTCGGTCAAATCCCAATCATCGAATATCGCAACAATCATTTTGCGATTGGTGACTACGAGCAACAAATCAGCTTGATTGATGCTTACAATTCATTGATGGGTAACCGTGTAAATGACAAAGAGCAAGCAGTCGAGTCTATTCTTGTATTGTATGGTGCGCAGTTAGCTGACAATCTAGAAGACGCCAGGGAAGCAATGAGCATTCTTGCTGAAGAAGGTCTTTTGGAATTGCCAGCAGATGCCAAGGCTGATTTCTTAAAGAACGCCCTTGACGAGAATGCGACTGAAATCTTGCGAAAGGCCTTGAAAGAAGACATCTACACATTCAGCCATGTGCCGAATCTGACAGATGAGAACTTCGCAGGCAATAGTTCGGGCGTAGCCATGGAATTCAAGCTATTGGGCCTTGAAATGATTACTAAGACGAAAGAAGCGAACTACAAGCGAGGTCTTAGACAGCGGATTGCTATCTTCGCTCATTACTTAGGCATGCAGCAGATTGCTCTTGAAGCACATTCAATCGTGCCACAGTTTAGCCGTGGATTGCCTAAGAACTTGCTCGAATTGTCACAGATTATCAATAATCTTGAAGGTAAGGTCTCACTTCGTCAGCTTATTTCGCTCTTGCCATTCGTTGAAGATCCTGATGCTGAACTTGAAGAACTCGAAGAAGAGAAAGAAAAGAATAAGGACCGTGTGCCATTCTTTAATCAGGCGAACACGAAGCCAGAGGAAGAGGTAGCAGATGAACAACAAGGACTACTGGACCCAGAGGAAGGCTAACCTTATCTATGAGCAAATGGATAAGGCTGAGAGGCAAGCGGACAAGTTCGACGAGATTTACAAGCAATCTAAAGCTTATCTAGACAAGCAAATAAATAAGGTCTTTGATAAATTTCAACGCGATTATGGTTTGAGCGAACGTGATGCTCGTCATGTTTTGAAGAACATGAAGGACCAGAAGGACCTAAACGAACTTCGCAAGGTGCTTGAAGCTAGACCGAACGACCCAAATATTCAACGATTGCTTGCTGATTTGGACAGTCCAGCCTATGCTTATCGCATGAAACGACTTGAACGGTTAAGTGCTGACTTAGATTTGATGCGTGAGTCTATCTATCTTTCTGAGAAGAAAGGCTCAGATTCATTTTATAGCGACTTGATGAAGGATAGCTACTACAGGGCTACCTTTGACTTGCAACAGCAGACAGGGCTCGCTTATAGTTTCTCCGACTTACCTGAAACAGAAATCAAACGTCTACAAGGTCTAAAGTGGACAGGAGAAGCCTATTCAGATAGGATATGGTCAAATACTGGGGCGCTCGCTTCAAGTGTGAAAGACGAGCTTTTAGTAAGTCTCATGACTGGCCGAAGCATAAGAGATACATCTCAAGCAATCGCTGAACGTTTTGAGGTTGGACAGAACAAAGCTAGACGTTTGGTTCGTACTGAGTCAGCCTTTTTTCATAACCAGATGGAACTGCTCAGCTATGAAGATGCTGAGATTACAAAGTATAAATTCGTAGCAGTTTTGGACAGGCGGACGTCTGAGATTTGCCAAGAACATGATAACAAGGTCTACGATACGGACAAGGCTGTTCCTGGTGTGAACTATCCACCACTACACCCTTGGTGCAGGTCTACGACTATCGCATACGACGAGAACGCAGATTACAGCAAACTAGAACGTAGAGCGAGAAATCCAGAGACAGGCAAAGTCGAATATGTGCCTGCTGATATGACTTATAAAGAGTGGTATGGCAAGTATGTTGATGAAAAAGGTAAGTCTGTAAAACGAGTTAAGAAAGCTCCTGTCGCTAAGAAAACAAATGTACTTGATTTGTCTAAGGATATGCAAAAAGCCTTGTATGATTATACTGACGGTGAGTTTCAAGAGATTTGTGATTATTCGCAGTACATCACAGATGAGAAACAGTTCAAGCCAACTTATTTGTGGCACGGAGAAGAAGGGCAACTCAAAAAGATCACAGATAAAACAAAATCAGACGTCGAAGCGATACACGATTTAATAAATAATCAACCGCTTGAAAAAGATAAGTTGATTCGATTTGAGAAATTGCGTTCTGGTGATTACTCAGACTATCAGGTCGGAGATACCCTTAATTTCGGCATTCGGTCTGCTACTCGTGATAAAGAGTTTATTGAGAAACTAGAACAAGACAGAGTTGTTGGTTTTGAGACGAAGAAGAGAGGCTTGAACTCAAGGAAAAATGTTAAATTCATCTTTAATTCAAGTAAGTCTTTGGATATCTCAAACATATCAGAATATCCTGATCAATTAGAGGAATTGATACAAGGTTCTTATAAGATTGTCGATACCAAATTTGTAGAAGGTAAAAATGCAGGTTGGGAATACATTGATATGCCTATGGCTCAGTATGTCGAAGAAAATAATCTTAAAACGGAAATTCGAGTCAGCAAAAAAGGTAATAAAAACATAGTTATTCACATGCCAACAGGAAAAGAAAGACTGTATCCAATTGAAAAATGGGAAGCTGGAACAGTTCGTTATACAGAGGAATATTATAATTTCGAAGAAAAAATGGAGCGATTGGAGGTGTATTTAGAATATGTCGATGTCAAAAAAAGAAGCTGAAGACTTATTTGAAAGAATGACAGGTCAATCGAATCATAAACCAAAACAAAGAAAGGAGTAAAACATGTTTATTTGGGAATGGGTATCAATCGCTTTTGGGTGGTTGGTATTCTTGTTGCTGGTATCTTTTATCTTTTTGTTTATGAAAAATTTAAACAAAGAACTTAAGAAAAGAAAGTAGATGATCCAACATCTTGGCTTGCAGGAATAGACTGCTATAAATCACTGTAAATTGCTATAAACCGTGTCATATTTGATGCGGTTTTTGTTTTGTCCGAGCATTGACGACATAAAAAGCCATGGAATTATGCAGTCGGGGACGACTTTAAAAATAGGAGGTTCGCAATGAACGAAGAAACACAAACAGTCGAAATGGTTGAAGTCCAAGAGGTATCTGCAGAACCTACACAACAACCGCAAGACGAGAAGAAGTACACGGATGCAGACGTCGATGCTATCATCGACAAGAAGTTTGCTAAGTGGAAATCAGAGCAAGAAGCAAAAGAGAACGAAGCTAAAAAACTTGCTAAGATGAACGCTGATGAGAAACAGAAATATCAGTTGGATCAGCGTGAGCAAGAACTAGCCAATCGTGAACAAGCTATTGCTCGCAAGGAATTGACCGCAGAAGCTAAAGCAATGCTAAGCGAACGTGGCTTACCAGTCGAATTAGTGGCCGTGGTTGATTTGTCAAACGCTGAAGCTGTGACTGAATCAGTCGCAAGCATTCAAAAAACGTGGGAGGATGCAGTTCAGAAAGGCGTATCTGACCGCATGAAGGGTAGCGCACCTATTAAGACTGCGCCACAACAATCAACAGGGCTTTCAAGAGCTCAATTTTTCCAAATGAGTCATTCGGAGAAGGCTGCATTGAAGCAGTCAAATCCTGAATTGTATAACTCATTTTTGAATTAACTAACAAGGAGAATTTAATATATGGCACAAACTAAAATCGCAAATCTCGTAAATCCTGAAGTGATGGGAGACATGATTGCAGCTAAACTACCAAAGAAATTGCAAGTGATTCCATTTGCAGCTATCGACCGTACGCTTGAAGGCGTTCCAGGGAACACTATCACAGTTCCGTCTTACACATATATCGGTGATGCCGAAGATGTCAACGAAGGTGTGGAAGCTGGCGTTGTAGTTCTTGGAACATCTACTAAGACCGCTACAATCAAGAAGGCTATGAAAGCTGTTGAATTGACTGACGAAGCAGTTCTTTCAGGTTATGGTGACCCAGTTGGCAACGCAGAAAATCAACTTGCACTCTCAATCGCATCTAAAATCGATAACGATGCAATGGATGCTCTTTTGAAAACAAACACTCGTAAATTTGACTCAAAAACAAAAGCAATTAGCTACGATGTAATCGTTGATGCTATTGATTTGTTTGAGGAAGAAGTCAATACTGAAAAAGTTATGTTTGTCAATCCAAAGCAAGTCACAACTTTGCGTAAAGACCCTAACTTCATCTCAGCGGATAAATATCCAAATCAAGTTGTAATGACTGGTGAAATTGGCTCAATCGCAAACACTCGCATCGTTACAACTAAGAAAGTTGCTCTTGATACCACTAGCGCATTCTACACTTGCCCAATCATCAAGCTCACTCATGATGATGAGACTGAAAAAGACACTCCAGCGCTGACAGTCTACCTAAAACGTGATCCAAACGTCGAAGTAGACCGCAAGTCTTTGAAACGTTCTACTGAAATTTCAATTGACGAGTTTTACACAGTCGCAGTTTCAGACGATTCCAAGGTCGTGCTTGCTGAAGTCAAGAAATAAGGTCTGACCTATGAAAGTCAGAGTAAAACAAGCCTTCAATGATTGGCAAGCGAAAGTGAGACGACATGAGAATGATGTTTTTGGGATGACAGACGAGCGTTTCAACGAATTGTCACACAATCTCAAGAGTGAGTTCTCAGTCGATATCGCAGATGTTGTCGAGATCATTGACGAAAACGAAATCCAAGGAGACGAGACGACTCCTTACGATTAGGAGGTCTTATGGAACTTGAAAAACTAAAACAATTAACGGGCGAGAGTGACGAAACAGTCCTCTCGTCTTTACTATTAAGGGCCGAAAATATCATTTTATCTGAAACAAACCGAGAGAAGCTGACGCCAGCGCTCAAAAGACTACTACCGGAACTTGCAATTGAGCTCTACAACCGTTCTGGAAGCGAGGGAGAGCAGTCTAGGAGCGAAGGTGGTATCTCTGTTACCTACAGTGAGTCAGGCTTATCTACGGGTCTTTTACAGCGTATTCGGATGCATCGGTTAGCGAGGGTGGCAGGCCATGTTTTTGAAAAAGAATAGATTGAGGCCATATAACATCAAGCGGTTCAAGAAAACCGTAACGAATGAGGGAGTCGCTAAAGAGGGATATGCGGACGAGGTTGAGGAAGTGAGACTTGAGTTGTGGCCAGCTACCAGCAAGCTACAATCTGAAATCTATGGCGATCGTGTCAACGACATCTTGAACGCAAATGCGAGCAAGGATTCAAATATCAACGTAAAAGACGGTGTTTGTATCGATAGCGAGACAGACGTCACGCATCGTGTTATTTCAAAGAAAGTATACAGTCATCATCAAGTTTTGGAGTTAGAACGTGTCAGGTTTAATCGGAGCAAATAGCTTAATCGCTAAGTGTCGTAAACTCTACGGTGCAAAGAGCAACAAGATAGTAGGACAAGCGGTCTTGTATGCTGCTAAAACAGTCGTACAAGCTGAAGCGAAACTCAGGGCGCCTGCAAATGAAGGCGAGTTGAGAAATAGCATAAGAGTTCGGCTAAAAGTAAACGGCAACAAGATATCGGGAGAGGTCTTCACAAACTCATACCATGGCGCCTATGTCGAACTTGGAACGGGTCCGAAAGGACAAGAAAACCACTCTGGCATATCTCCAGAAGTAAGCGTGTCCTATCGGTCTAGCCCTTGGTATGTGCACGAAGACCAAATCAACGTAGGGCCTTACCACTTTGCGAAAAGAGGGGAGTTCTACAAGATGTATGGTCAGCCTGCGCAACCTTACTTGTATCCAGCTTTGAAAGATAACCACGACCGTGTATCAAGTAACATCTCAAAATACGTTAGTAGAAAGATAAGAGAACAGATAAAATGATTAATATTAAGCCTGTAATTTACAAAGAATTGCAAAAGGTCGCAGATAATGTGACCGATACTTATCCAAGCGACTGGGAGAATGTTCCAGTCGTCATTTTTTTGGAAGAACAAAATAAACCGGGTGAATGGTTCGACGACCAAGAGAAGAAGTCGCATATCCGTTATAAGGTGGATATCTTCGACAAAGATAGCACAAGCGATTTAGCGGTCAAAATCAACGAAATCTTCGCATCTTTAGGATTGCGAAGAACAGATTGCCAGGACGTGCCTGATCCATCGCATTTGCGTCACAAGTTGATGCGCTTCGAAGGAATCGTTGACCTTAATTCACAATTGGTTTATCAATATAGAATGGAGAATTAATACATGTTAGCAAACGGAATTAAGCTTGCTTTTAGTAAAACTAAAGGCGATTATCAAAATCTTGTAGGTTTGAAAGAAGTCCCTGAATTTGGTATTGAACCTGAAAAAGTCGAGAATACAACTCTTGCAGACAAGGTTAAGAAATACGAATTTGGTATTGGTGACGCTGGGGAACTTGAATACAAATTCGCTTATGACAACACAACTGCCACTTCACCTTATCGTGTCTTGCGTAATGCTGCAGACAACAAGGAGAAACTCTACTTTGAACAAACCTACCCAGACAACACCAAGGTTACTTTTGAAGGTCAAGTGTCCGTTAAATTGGGCGGTGGCGGAGTGAACTCTGTTATCGAATTCACGCTCAAGATTGCCTTGCAGTCTGAATTGACATTCGTTGATGGAATTGGAGGTTAATAGATGGCTCTACCATACGCAACCTGGAAAGTTAGTGAGGACAAGGAGTTGAAGCTCCGCCTCACGTCTTTGCAAGCTACAAAAGTTGAAGAAAAAATCGGAGCGAACTTGCTCAAGGTATTCATGCCAGCTGAAGGTGAAGCCTTTGCTTTGCCACCTCTAAAAGTGATGCTGCTGTTGACTCATGGAGCACTTCAAAAATTCGAGCACGGACTCTCATTTGAAGATGTATCTGACCTTTACGACGACTACGTTGATAACGGTGGGGATCAGGCGGCATTCATGGCAGATGTTATCTTGCCAATGCTTCAAGTATCGGGTTTTATGCCACGGGAGAAAGAAGGCAAGAAGAAAGCTCCCAAGAAATCCAAAGCGAAAATGGAAGTAGTCGAGTAAAATCGACTGCTATATTATCAGTAAAAGAAATGGTTGAGGGGCTATATCCGATGTTTTTAGATATCGGAGGAAGGCCCCTCGATTTTTGGGATTTAACGGTGCTTGAAATCAGAGAAATGATTGAAAGCTACAATCGTGTCAATATCCAAAAACAAAAAGAAAAAATAGTTGAATCTTACAGACTTTCGCAGATGATAGCAAACAATGTATCTATGTTGCTTTCAAAAGATGCCAAACCGCTTGAAGTGTGGGACTACGCTCCTGAACTTTTCGAGAAAGAGCGAGAGCAGGTCGAACAAGCAAGATTGGCTCAAGAATTGAGATTGCATCAGGAACGCATGCGCATGTTTGCTGAAAGTCATAATCGAAAATTGAAAATGAAAGGAGAATAGATGGGAGTTACACTTGACGAGCTCAAGGTTATGATTGATGCCGAAATCGCACCTTTCAAAAACAAGATGAAAGAAGTCGAGAATAAGGTCAAAGATGCCTCTAACAAAGTACAGTCATCAACCGACAAAATCAAGGCACAGTCTGGCTCCATGCTAGGTGTATTTGGTAAGCTAGCTAAATTTGCAGGATTTGCGTATCTTGGCAAGAAGTTGCTTGATGTCGGCATGTACTCAACGCAGATGGCTCTTGAAGTCACAGCATCTGTCAACCAAATCAAGCGTCAAATGGGCGAGAGCTCACAGACATTCTTAAAATGGGTAAATGACAACGCAAACGCTATGAACATGGGCGTTGGTGAAGCGACAAAATATGGGGCGGTGTATTCAAACCTATTTTCTGGCTTTATCAAGGACTCAAACAAGTTGAGCGCCTATACTGCTAAGATGCTTCAGACATCGGCAGTAGTCGCAGAGGGTTCAGGTCGTAGCATTACAGACGTTATGGAACGTATTCGTTCTGGTTTGCTAGGGAATACGGAAGCGATAGACTTTTGTCGCACCGCTTAGAAATAGGCGGATTAAGAACTTACCAAAATCGGTAGAACTCTAAATTTTAAGCAATTAAAACATGACGATACCGAGGTAAACTAAGCAATTAAAAAGGCTTAGTCACCGTAGAGCATAGGGATTGAACCTGTGCTTTTTGTTTTGTCAAAAAGTACAGAATAAAATATCCCCACGAGTGGTAAGCACCTAAACAATTCAGTTGTAGGTGAAAATATATGCCGAACTTACAAGAAATTGTAAGAAGTATGGATAAAAAGCCATGCGATAACATTATTGAGAAGATCTAGGAATCAACGTCAATGTGGCCATGATTCAATCGACTGAAGCATTCAAGCGTTTTGCAAACGGACAAAGCTGGGATCAGTTAGATTACCAGACTCAACAGCAAATTCGTTTAATGGCTATCTTGGAGCAAGCGACTGCTAAGTATGGCACGACCTTGTCTCAGTCGGTCAATGGGCGTATTAGCTTGTTTAAATCATTACTCAAGGATGCTGCCTTGAACGTAGGTAACGCATTCTTGCCGATTATCAACGCTATCATGCCAGTCTTGAACTCGTTCGCTATGGTCTTGAAGAATGTGACTGCTAAACTCGCTGAGTTTATCGCATTGATGTTTAACAAGAAAGCGACAGTTAAGGACGGTGTGGCCGGCGCAGTCGGAGACATGAACGGAGCCTTACAAGATGCTTCATCTGGCGCAGGCGACCTCGCAGATGCTATGGGTGATGCTGACGACGCTTCTGGCGGTCTAGCTGACAACCTTGGGGATTCTGCCAAAAATGCGAAGAAAGCAGCCAAAGAATTGCTTGGACTAGCCGGTTTTGACGAAATCACACTCTTGAACAAGAAAGATGATTCGGACGACGGAGGTTCTGGAGGTTCTGGTGGTGGAGGTAAAGGCAAAGGTAAGAAAGGAAAAGGCGGAAGCGGACCTTTCAAAGACATCTTGCCAGAAATAGCCTTGACTGACATAGATAACCAATTCAAGAGCATTTTCGACGGCCTTGGAGATAAGCTGAAAGGCTTAACAGACCTCTTTAGCAAGGGCTTCACCGCTGCATTCAGAGCAGAAGGATTAGAACGCATTAAGATTGGTCTTGGTCAAATCAAGACTACACTTGAAGAAATTGCAACTGATCCACGAGTAGTCAATGCCTTTAATGGCATGACAGAGAAAATCGCTTATGCGCTAGGGCAGATTGCAGGCTCTATCGGAACGGTCGGAGTTGGTATTGGTGTCTTCCTTTCCGAAAGCATAGCAAACGGTCTAGGACGTCAAAAAGAGCGTATTATTCGCTCTCTTGTGGCGGAGTTTGAGAATACAGGCATAATGTTTGCATCGGCTGGAAACATCGCTCGGGCATTCGCAGATGGCTTCTATGACGTCATAACATCGACTGGTGCTATTCGTATTGGAAGTTCGATTGTATCGTCTATTATAGCGATTCGTTCAAGCATTGTAGAGATTAGCTACAAACTCGGCGGTGACCTACTACAAGGCATTGAGAGAAGTGTTACAGACAATATGCCTGGCGTTGCTGAGGCTTTTTCGAATGCATTGTCTGCAATTGCTCCTATTTTCGAGAGTGCTGAAAAAGCAATCAATGATCTGTCAGACTCAATTAGTCGAGTATATGATCAATACATTCGTCCAACGATTGAATCATCAACGAAAGCTATATCAGGCATTATCAGTTTGTTTGTAAAAGGATGGAACGAGAACATACAACCTGTTATTGAAAAACTTGGCCAAGGATTTTCAGACACAATTGACAAGCATATTTTGCCATTTATTCAAAAGATTTTGGATATGGTCGCGAGCTTCCAAGAGATGTCACAAGTCATTAACGCTTATGTAGGTCCTGTAATTGGTTTTATCGTTGAGCAATTAACGAGAGTTCTAGCTCCAACTCTTGAATATATCGGAGAAGTCTTCCGTGTATTATTCAACACAGTTGCTGATATATTCGGAGGCATAGCGGACTTTCTTAAGGGCGTATTTGATATTATCACTGGTATTCTTACGGGTGATATGAGTAAGATTTCCGATGGTTTCACTGAAACGGGCGATGCTATCATGAACATCCTATCAACGCTTCTCACAGCTTTGCTAGATTTAACAGTAGCGGTTTTAAAAGTTATCTGGGACACGATTGTAGCAATCTTCCAAGCAATTTGGGATGGTATCGTGGCTATCTTCACACCGATTGGCGAATGGTTCTCAGAACGCTGGAACGACATCACAACCGTTCTAGCAGACGTAGCTAAATGGTTTGGTGAGACCTTCCAAAAAGCTTGGGATGCTTTGACAAAAGTATTCTCTCCAATCGGTACTTGGTTTGGTGAGCGCTGGAATGATGTGACGACTGCACTTGCTAACGTTGCTACGTGGTTCGGAAATATCTTCAGTAGCGCATACGAAGCAGTCACGAACGCTTTCAGCTCGATTGGGAGCTTCTTCTCAGGAGTTTGGGAAACAGTCAAGAACATCTTCGTAAACGCTGGTCAAATGGTCGGTAGCGCAGTAGGTGGAGCATTCAAAGGCGCAGTTAATGCGGTTCTTGGCACCATTGAAAATGTGGTTAATGGCTTCATTGGCATGATTAATGGTGTTATCGGTCTAATTAACAAGATTCCGGGCGTATCTCTTGGCACGCTTGGATATGTAAATCTCCCTCGATTGGCTCGTGGTGGTATCGTCGATAGTCCGACAGTAGCTATGATTGGTGAAGCTGGTAAAGAGGTTGTCATGCCTCTTGAAAATACTGGATTCTTGCAGACCATGGGGCGCATCGTAGGTGGTGCTGTTGTTAACGCTCTAGGCGGTGGATTGCCACAATCTGGAGGCTTGAGCGGTAGCGGTGACATCGTTATCCAAATCGGCGGACACGAATTTGGTCGTGTAGCCATCCAAGAAATCAATCGAGAACAAGAACGTGCAGGACAAGTCTTGCTTAACATTTAGAGGGAGGTAAAATGGCACGTTTAATTATCAATGGGCTGGCTGTTAAGCCTCCCAAATCTTTTCAAATCGGTATCCAGGATATTGACGGAGATACCGGTCGTAATGCTAACGGTGACATGGTCCGCGACCGTATCACGACCAAACGAAAATTAGATTGTGAATGGG